ACTTAGAAGTTATCTGGCCTACATCGGTAAATGTGATACCTTACGGACAACCCCTATTGGTATTCCACAACACAACTTGCTACGATGAGAGTGGTAAAGCAGTTGGTGCAGACCAATCAGCAGCTACTAAATTGGCAGGAATGATTAAGCAGGTAAATGCGGATGTTCAATCTAAATATACAATACAAGGACCTCCTGTAACAAACTTACCTAAAACGGAAGAGTTGAGTTCTAAACAAAATAAGTATATAACTCAATTACAAAGATTACAACACCAATTCCAATTATCAGATAGAGCAACTGTTGCAGAATATCATCAGGCTTGGTGGGAGAACTTTATAGATAAGGATAAACCTAAATTACAAAAGTTAGAAAAGGAATCATTGGTAAGAAGATGGGCATTTGGTGATAAATCGTTTAGATTGAATACTATTGCAGATAAAGAAGCACAAGAATGGGCAATTGATAATGATAAAGTAAATGTTGAAAAACAACAAAAAGAAAACATTAGACCATTTGAAGAATTATTCTTATCTGTTGGAGCAGATGTTCTTTCATTTATGAGTTCGGTTCTTACGGTTAATCCAGATACTGCAATTCGTAATATGGCAGATAGAATGGAAGCAACTGCTGAAAAAGTAAGAGGTAGCGGTGATGTATCTAAATTACAAAAATTAGAAAAAGAATTACAAAGATTACAGAATATTGGTGGTAAGGATAAGATAGTTCCAAATGAGGGTATTGTGTTTGTTTATAAAGGAAACACATATAAATTTACAGGAACATTTGCACCATTAAATCAAATATTAGGTATATTTTACGAATAAAAAATAATATATATAGATATATACAAACGGTTATTAAAATAAAATTATGGCAAAAAGAAAAAGTTTTGAAGAAAAGAACAATTACATTCACCCAACCCGTAAAAAAATTATAGATACGGTATTTGGTAGAGCTGATGATAATCAAACTACATTTGGTTATGAGAAAGCTGCCGAACAAAAAAGACAAGTTGGAGAAAGATGGGTTGATGCCGAGGGAAAAGAGTGGGAACAAAAGGAGGGTTACAAAACAAATGTAACCAAAATGGACGAGGTTAGAGCATACTTACAAAAGATAAGTAGATGTTCAGATGAAGAATGTAAAACTATAAAGTATAGTAGTGCTGATAAAAAGTTAATTGTTAAAACTGGGTTGTGTGCAACTTGTTTAGCAAAACAGGAAAGTGTTTTAAGAGCAGATGGAACTTGGCCGTTTTATGAGGATTACAAAATGACATTGAATAAATTAGGTTATGTTAGAGATTTGAAAGCTCAATTCGAAGAAGCATTGCAAGGAATACAAACTCAATTACAAATGGTAAATGAGGATGGTTCTATTTCTAATTGGCAATGGGATGTTGATATTGAGGAAGTAAAACAAAATCTACGAAATGATATTGATGGTGCTTACAACGCAATTGAAGAGTTGTTAGAACGAAAGATAGCATTAGAAAATAAGTTACAGGAGTTACATCACCCAGAACTTGTTAAACATTAAGTATTATGAAATTATTTAGTTTTCAAAACATTATTATTCTTGCATTAGTATCATTTGTGTTATATAAACAATGCACAGTTGAAGATAAAGAAATAACAAAAATAAAAGTTGATGGTAAAAATTATGAGTTATTAAAACACAAAATTGATACTGTTATTGTTGAAAAAGTGACAACTAAATATACAAAAGGTAATGATATTTACCATGAAACTATTGTTGAAAAAGAACATGAAGTTAAAGTGCCAGTTTATATAAAAGCAGATAGTGAAAGGATTATAAAAGAATATCACTCAAAGGTTTTGTATAAAGATAAGTTGGTATTAAATGATGGATTGGGTATTGTAGAAATAACCGATACTATTAGTAGAAATAAAATAATAGGTAGAAGATGGAATGCTCAAATAAATGAGAGAACTATTACCGATACTAAAATTGTAAAAGAACTTCCAAAAAACCAAATTTATATTGGTGCACAAGGTGTAATGGGTAATAATACTGTAATGGTTGGACCTCAATTAACTGTTAAAACAAAGAAAGATAATTTATATGGTGTAAATTTCTTTTTAGATGCAAATGGTAACAAATACTATGGAGCATCGGTTGGATGGAAGATTAGATTAAAAAAATAATATGGCAGTTCAAGGGAAACCTACGAAACCTATAAAACAGATAATTTCGGAAGAATATCGTAAATGTAGTTTAGACCCCATTTACTTTATGAAGAAATACTGCGTTATACAACACCCAACCAGGGGTAAAATTCCGTTTCATTTATATCCATTTCAGGAAAATTGTTTAACAGATTTTAAAGAAGACCGTTTTAACATTATTCTTAAATCTCGTCAGTTGGGTTTATCAACTTTATCTGCGGGGTTTATACTTTGGAAAATGTTATTCAACCAGGATTTTAATGCATTGGTTATTGCAACCAAAGTAACTGTTGCAAAAAACTTAGTAGAAAAAGTAAGGGTTATGCACGATTTACTACCTGTATGGCTGAGAGATGGTGGTAATTCATCGGTTGAAGATAATAAACTATCACTTAAATTAAAGAACGGTTCTCAGGTAAAAGCAATCGCAAGTTCACCTGATGCAGGTCGTTCCGAAGCATTATCACTTTTAGTAGTGGATGAGGCAGCATTCATTAGAGATATTGATGAAATTTGGTTATCCGCACAATCAACCCTATCAACTGGTGGTTCGGCAATTGTATTATCTACACCAAATGGTATTGGTAACTGGTTTCACAAAATGTGGGTAGAAGGTGAGAGTGGTGCAAATGGTTTCAATTGTATTAACCTACATTGGACAGTGCATCCTGAAAGAAATCAGGCCTGGAGAGATGAACAGACTCGTATTTTGGGAGTTAAAGGAGCAGCACAGGAATGTGATTGTGACTTTGTTGGTTCAGGTGCTACGGTAATTGACCCGGATTTATTGACTTGGTATAAGAACACATATGTAATGGAGCCAGTTGAGAAAGCAGGGTTTGATAGAAACCTATGGAAATGGGAATATCCAAACTACAACAAACAATATATGGTTGTAGCTGACGTTGCCCGTGGAGATGGAGCCGATTATTCTACTGCACAAGTTTTAGATATAGAGGATTGTTCGCAAGTTGCAGAATATAGAGGTAAGATAGATACAAAAGATTTTGGAAATTTCTTAACTGCATTAGCAACCGAATATAACAATGCACTTTTAGTAGTAGAAAACTCAAACATAGGATGGGCATGTATTCAGCAAATTATAGACAGAGGATACCAAAATCTATTCTATATGAGTAATGACTTAAAATATATAGATGTTGAAAGACAAGTAACTAATAAATTTTATAGAGATGAAAAACAAATGGTTGCAGGTTTTTCTACAACATCTAAAACAAGACCTCTTATTATATCTGCATTAGACACTTATATGAACGATAGAGATATTCTTATTCGTAGTGGTAGATTGATAGATGAATTATTTACATTTGTTTGGAACGGTGGTAGAGCAGAAGCAATGAAAAGTTATAATGACGACTTAATTATGGCATTAGCAATCGGACTTTGGGTTCGTAATACTGCACTTCGTTTAAGACAAGAAGGAATAGATTTAACTAAAAATATGTTAAACTCTACCAGAGTAAATCAATATGAGGGTGTAATTTCAACTGGATATTTATCTAAAAACCCATACGAAATGGAGGTGGGTAAAGGAGAAATTGAAAATTTAACTTGGTTACTTCGATAAATTTTATATATTTATATGTTGAATGTAATTTATTTTTAAAATGGATTTAAATAAGATAATTAGAGAATTGGAAAATCCTTGCTGGAAAGGATATGAAATGATAGGGATGAAAGACAAAGATGGAAAAGAAGTTCCTAATTGTGTTCCTGTATCAGAAGATAAAGGACCTTGTTGGAAAGGGTATCAGCAAGTTGGAATGAAAGAAAAGGACGGAAGACAAGTTCCCAATTGCGTTCCAGTATCGGAAGATATAAATAGTGATGCAGATGTAAATTACGGTTCAGTAGAGCCAGAAGAAGAATACGATGTAGATAACTATGATGATTATCTTGATTTTGTAAAATTTATGAGAGGGTATAACCAACAATTAAATGAAGGTTGTCAATGTTTAAGAGAAGCAGAATATCAAGGTAGAGAAGTAAAATTGGGCAAACCAATGGCCGGTGATGTTAAGAAATTTAAAGTTTATGTAAAGAACCCAGCAGGTAATGTGGTTAAAGTAAATTTTGGTCAAAAAGGAGTAAAGATTAAAAAGAATAATCCAGAAAGAAGAAAATCATTCAGAGCTAGACATAACTGTGAATCACCAGGACCAAGACACAAAGCAAGATATTGGTCTTGTAGAAAGTGGTAATTTATTTGGAAATTACAAAAAAATTTATTATCTTTATAGATACTTTACAAATTAAAAATGGCAGATAAATCAGTATTTAGTAGGTTACAGAAATTATTTTCAACTAACACAATTGTTAGACAGACAACAAAGGGAGTCAAAGTAATTGATACGGATGAGTATCAATATATGACGACAAACCTTATTGACCGTTATATGAAGTTGAAAGTAACAAATTATGGTTCAGGTCAAATTGAATCATCAATGGCGTATGCACAGGTTCGTATAGATTTATTCAGAGATTATGATTCAATGGATATGGACCCGATTTTGGCATCTGCATTAGATGTCTATGCCGATGAATGTACCGCTAGAAACGAAATGGGTAATGTGTTAAAGATACACCATGAAGATGATAATATCAAACAAATATTAGAAAATTTATTCTATGATATTCTTAATGTTGAGTTTAACCTTTGGCCTTGGACAAGAAATTTAGTTAAATACGGAGATTTCTTCTTACAATTGGAAATGGCAGACCAATTGGGTATCATAAACGTACTACCATTATCAGTATATGAAATGAGTAGAGTTGAGGGATTTGATATGGAAAATCCTCAAAGAGTTAAATTTATTTATGCACCCTATATGAATCCATATGGTGGTGGTATAACATCTCCTAAAAAAGAATTTGAAAATTATGAGATTGCTCACTTCCGTTTAAATTCGGATTCGAACTTCTTACCTTACGGAAAATCAATGATTGAGGGTGGTAGAAGAGTTTGGAAACAGTTAATGTTGATGGAGGATGCTATGTTGATTCATAGAGTAATGAGAGCACCTGAAAAGAGAATCTTTAAGGTGGATGTTGGTAATATTCCACCAAATGAAGTGGATAATTACATGCAGAAAATCATCAACGCATCAAAGAAAGTTCCTTTTATTGATGAGAAGACGGGTGAATATAACTTAAAATACAATATTCAGAACCTTATTGAAGATTACTATATGCCAGTTCGTGGTAGTGATAATGGTACATCTATCGATACATTAAAAGGTTTAGAATATAATATGATTGATGATATTAACTACTTAAAAGGTAAGTTAATGGCAGCATTGAAGATTCCAAAAGCATATTTAGGATACGAAGAAGATACTAATGGTAAAGCAACATTAGCAGCAATGGATATTCGTTTTGCTAAAACAATCGAAAGAGTTCAAAGAGTAATTATTTCAGAATTGACTAAGATTGCAATCGTTCATTTATATGCACAAGGTATAGAAGATGATAGATTAACAAACTTTTCATTAGAACTTACCATTCCATCTAAAATTTATGAGCAAGAGCAAGTAGAATTGTATAACTCAAAAGTTGCTTTAATTCAACAGATGCAAACTACAAAAATGTTCTCAAAAGAATGGATGTATGAGGCAGTAATGAAGATGGCTAAGGATGAGCAAGACGAGATGACATTGCAAGTGTTAGATGATACAAAACAGATGTTTAGATTAACATCTATTGAAACACAAGGAACAGACCCTGCTAAACCAACCGGTGTAGAGGGAGGTCCAACTAATGTGGAAGAAGAAATCGAAAGAATTAAAACAGAATTGGAGGAAGACGGTAAAGTTGGAAGACCAAAAGACCCTGTTAGATATGGTCATGATGACCACCCAGAGGGAAGAGACCCATTGGGAATAAAAACTCTTAAAGCAAAAGAAGGTTCTGTTGGATACAAAGCTAGAAAAAATTCATATTTAGAAATATTTAAAGATATGAACGGTAATAAACAAACTATTTTAACAGAAGATTTAACAAAAGAGTAATAAACAAATATAATAATATATTTATATCTGACAAATTGTAAAAATTGATGAAAAAAATTAAACATTCCAAATTTAAAAATACTGGATTTATATTTGAACTATTAGTAAGACAAATTACTTCTGAAATTATGTCCACTAATAATTCGGTAGCAGAAAAGATTTTAAAAGAAAATTTTAATTCAAAAAAAGAACTTTCAAAAGAATTAAAATTATAT